TATCATAGGTAACAACAGTGTCATTTCCGAAAGAGTCAGCCGGGAGGTTCAGGGTGGTAGCACCCGGAGCATTCAGCAGACCTTCGCCAGTGTTCTGCGGGTTGAAACCGTACAGAAGACCGTTACGCAGACCCTGGTTGATACCCTGACGCATTGCAAGGCGCTGTGCTTCAGGAAGCGAGAAGCCCCAGTTGCCAGCAGCAGCAATGTCATGATGATCGTAGATAGTACGGCTACGAAGCAGATAAGTCGGGGTGCTGATCTGGAGTGCATCAACAGAGCAAGACGGAATCTGATTGCTGACGTTCTGGTTAGCAGTAAATGCTGACTTTACGTTCAGGCGCTTGATGTATACAGCAAGATCACCCTGTGAAAGACGGGGCATGATCGTAGCATTCGGGAGCGCAAGAAACGCACCAGAAGGCTGTTGATACTGCATGATAAGTTCGGGCATCGTGTAGCTGGGATGGATCTGCACGAAGCCAGCGGTAATGTTAGCCATAGTTCGCTCCTTAGATGATGATAACCGCTACAGAACTTGAAGTATTCCAAGTTGCGAAGCCAGTGCCAGAGTTATAAGAAACAGATGCACCGTTAGAAGAAACTTCCAACAAAGTGACCTTGATTGCGATGTTGCTAGTAGCCGTGGTCGTAAGACGCAGGTTAGCTACATCCCAGTAAATGGTCTGCGGGTTGAGTGAGTTAGCAAGGGCAATGATGCTGCTATCACAAGCGACAACTACGCGAGCGCCAGTACCTACACGGATGAAGTTCAGGCTGTTGCCAGCAGATGCAAGCGGAACCGGAGACTGCGGAGTGGTCGGAAGGCTGTAAGATCCATTAGATACGGTGAAACCAGAAATACCGGTAACAGCAGTAGCAGAAAGGATCGTCGGAGCCGCGCCACCCTGGACTGCATCATAAGATGAAGAGCCAGCAGTGTATTCAGCAACAGCAACGCCGCCCCAAAGAGGGGTTGACTGGCTGCTTGCCACAACACCAGCAGACAGAGCGAAACGTACAGCAGGATCGTCCTGAAGATCGCCTTGCCAGTAGCCCTGAGACTGTACTGAGAAGCCGTCCTGTACGTTGGTAATAACGTAGGGGTTAAAAGTAGTCATTTAGTTACTCCTTAGACTCGGATGTTGCCACGATACCGTGCGCCGTTGGAGAACATATCCATCCAAGCGCGGGGATCAGAATTAGCACTAGGGGTGCGGATCATGCGACCAGCTTCATCACGGCTTTCAACCATGTGAACAGTGCCTTCAGCAACCGGAGGTGCTTTTGCATAGTTCATGCTGTCTGCATAGATTGCATCTTCGACAGGAGCAAAAAGCGCCTTGTCCTTGATGCCATTTACATCCACGTCCTTGAAGCGATCAGAGAACTTTGCAAAACGAGAAGCGAGGCGCTTACGGAATGCAAAGACGCTTTCACCCATCAACGGAGAGATGCCATTGGTATCGCCAAGAGCCATAGCAATAGAATCAGCGCGAGACTGGACGCGAGCCATCTCTTCACGGTCATCTACACTACGGTCTGCAACCTTAGACTGAAGAGCAGCAATCTGCTTTTCGAGTTCAAGGATCTTGCTATCAGCGCGTGAATCGTCTTTCACTTCCTTTTCCTCTTCTTTGGTTTCTTTTTCCTTCTCTTCGGAGTCGGCTTTCGCTTCTTCTTCTGAATCGGCCTTGTCTTCTTCCATAGAATCCATTTTGGAATCGACTTCGTGATGAGTTTCCTCAATCTCTTCCTTAACTTCTTCCTTCTCTTCAGCAGAAAGACCTTCGTCTGCTTTCATGCAGTCTTCTTTCTCTTCAGAGTCGAGCTTGTTATGGCCCATATCATGTTTCGAGTCCATCTTAGATTCTAGAGAGTCAAGACGCTCCAAAATCTTGTTGAGGACCTCTTCTCCCACGGAGGGAGCGTGAACTGCTTCACTCATAGGTTGTACCTCGGTTGAATCAATGCGAACTCCGTCAGGTGCGCCTTTATCCCATACACCTGCGGAGCAGACAGCTATATGGTCAATAAAGCTAGGATTTCCTTCTTCAAGGAGATTGCCTGTCTTTATTGCGGACTTTGAGATGGTCACTGCTGGGGATGTAGATAACTGGTTTTCAGTCATCTTGATTGCGGCATCTTCATCGTAGATACGAGCAATCGTCCAGACATCATCACCCTTGATATAAGGAAGCGATGAAGTACCGATAATCTGGTTTTTAAATGATGTAGAGTCCAGAAGTTTACTGTCTGGATGCTCCATAATCACTGGAAGCCCATTACAACGGGCAAGAAACTCATTGTTTAAATAGTGAGCGGGAGACTTGTGAGCAATCTCTCCGTCAGACCTTTCTGCAAGGCCAGTACCTGTAACTCTAATATCAAACAGATAACAGTTACCGTACTTTTGAGGGCTAGGAAGGCGTCCAAATCGGATATCTTCCATAATCTTGAATTCAGTAGATTCGGGAGCATCCACAACCTTAGTCGTAGATTTGTCTGAATCTGCTTCGACAAATTCTTTGCCGACTTCTTGCGGGATACCTAATGTGGAATGCCCTTCAGCGGCAGCCCACATTGCTCTTCTTTGTGCTTCAGATACTGTTGGCATATACCACCATACAGGACATTTATTTACCCTTTGTACGTTCTAAGCCCTTGTTTGTCAAGCAATCTTTAGGGACATTTTCAAGGACATAAACGTATTTAGAGGAGCATTTACAGTTAGGTAATTCACCTGGCTGTTCAATATCATCTTGGAAGATTTCATTACCTCTTTTAATCAAGCCGTCCTTATAGGCCCAGCTATCTTTCAGGATAATAAACTTGCCATCTATATCAAGATGCTTGTGTTCTTGACGATAATTATATCCGGGGACCCGGAAATTAGAGTGCCAATAGTAGCCGATAGCTCCACACTCTCTGGCAACGATAGCATCCATATTGGATACCATCTTCCTTGCCTGATCGTCGGCAATCGTTTTATCGTGTTTAGGGAGTTCTTTAATAGGCTTAGAGATGAAATTAACGATCTCTTGCTTGTTAGAAATGGTTCTGGACACAGGAATACTGCTCACCCATCCAGCAAAACGCCTTAAAACCGTCTCCTTGGCCTCTTCACGCCTCATTTTTGCAAGGCGCTTGGCAGAATCTATGCGATTATCTCTTTCGTCCCTAAACAGAAAATAGAGGGCCGCAATGACATAAGGAGCAATATCATGCCGTTTATGCAGGTTTTTATAGTCGATTTGAGAGGTAAACTTCCGCTTTATGACGGGAGTAACATCCTTAACCGGGAGAACATCAATAAAATAGCCTAGTTGATAGAGGAGAGTCTGTACGTCCTCTCCTTTTAAGGCTCTGGCTACCAGATCATCAATTTTCCGATAATAGTTCATCGATTCTCTTTAGCGATGTTCTTGGTCGGTTGCTTTTCCTTGATGCCCTTGATGGCCTTCGGCTTTCTTGGCTGAGAGTCAGGTACTACTTCGGATCTGGTCTTCTGACGTACACCTTCTTCATTAACGCCGCCCATTGGCTGAAGCAGACCTTCCAGCGACTGTTCAGAGATTTCATCCACATCAATTTCCAGTTTGTTAGGAAAGAGTGTTTCCATCTCATTTAGATTGGACACAACCCAGTTTACGAGTTGCCCTTTGTTCTCCCCTTCACAGACTCTTTCAAGCGCGTTAAAGACCTGAAGAATGGATTCGTAGGAGATGCGCTGATATTCGACTCGCTCTTTCTTAGAAGGCTCCAGAGCTTCAGGCCAGATGGCTTTGAAAGACCTCTTGCAAGCAATGAAAAATTCTTCATAAGTCTTGGGGATTCCGGGGAAGCGAGATTTAATTGATTCGTAGTATTCAGGACTCCATGCAACGTGCATGATGATGTTGTCCATGAAGTCATACAGGTTCTTCATATCCAGACGAACCCGATCAATATAGGACGCAATCAGCTTTGCGTCTTCTTCGCCTTCTCCAAATCCCTGAGACAACGCATCCGAAGTAAGGAACTGCGCTGGCATATCAAGCGATAGAGCAATCGTTTCGAGAATGTTCTGGCGCTGTTTTTGATAGTCCAGGTAATGAAGATCAAGAGATTCAATAGCTTCATCAGGCTTGATAGAAACAGTATTTCCAGTTCTAGCGCCTTTAAGGATATTGAGACGGATATTTTGTGCGGCTTGCTGGACACGATCAATAATGCTCCCAGGCTGGCTTATTTTTGCAACAAGGACACCTGACTTAACCATAACCAGATTGTCTGCCACCATTGACTGAAGGTAGGACTGGAGAGGATATAGGCATCGAGCGAAAGCAGACCTACCCACATAACCAAAAGAAGAATTGGTAAAAGATAGGTAAATAGGGTTTTCATAAAGCTGGATATGCGCTCTGCTTGCAGCATAAGGCTTGCCTTGGACAGCAATGCTTGAATACTTGAGAAAATCAGGGCGATTAGGATCAAGAATGCCCACCAAGGAACCAGCAGTATTGAGAGGATCAAGACTATTAAACTTGATGTTACCTTTCCAAAGTTCTTCTGGGAGAAGAGGGCGTTGAGTATTCCCGTCTTCCGGGACAATCGCGAGAGAACTGATTCCATAAATTCTAGATAATCTATAGCAATCTGCCACATAGTAATCTGCCTGAAGTTCGTCCCAAACCTGATTAAACCGATCCACAATCGCATCAGGAGCTTCCAAAACAACGATCTCTCGCCTCTTGTTCATTGCCCTTGCAATCGGTGAATCAATAATCTTCTTTCCTAGAGGATGACTCACATAGATTTCTTTTGCCACCATATATGACGGCTGTTCTCCAGGAGCGATGCTTTGACACATCATGATGTCGTACAGAGGAGATCCTTGCTCTATACCATTGGACATTGATACTACTGCCATTAGAAGCCCTCTGAGTCCCCTAGCGCCAACGATACTCCATAGCAGAAGGTATCGAGGCCGTCATCAGTCTTGTTGTCAAAACCGACTCTGAAATTGGTGATCTGGAATAAAAGCTGATTACGCTCTCTTCCCTTATAAACTACGCGCTTATTGTATGCGTGTTCCGAAAACTTAACCATTCCTCTCGAAACGTAGGGGCTGACATTAATCGCTCGCTCAGACTTACCCAGCATCGTTAATGGAATAGCAATAGGAGTAACCGGAAGACCGTTTCTCTGGCCCTGCTGAATGACAACAGCACCAGAGGCTCTGTCCTCAATGAAAACTCCCGCAGTACCTAGTCTTGCTCCGCACTGTTTTGCAAGATCCTCGCAATGCTCTACAACGCTAGGAAGCCATTCAGAAATAATCGCACCCTCGATTTGCACCATATCATAATCAAGGATAACGAGTGGTGTTCCGACAAACTTTGAATAGGCAAAATAAGTAACGAATGTAGAGTCGTGTTTAGCGCCATCCTTTGTCGCGGTATCCATGACGGCAAATACAGAATCACAGTAATCCGGGTACTTAACTGGAACACCGTCTACGAGAAGATTCTCGACATCAAACTGATTGGCGTCATCCGGTCTGGGTCTTTGTTGATACAAAGAACACCAGTTCCTAGAGGTCTGCATTTTCTTCGTTTCAAGAAGCATCTCAAGCGTATAGTATTCAGGCCAGAGCGCCTCTCCCAGCTTTCTCCCAAGAACATCATCATCCTGCTCACAAATTGCAGGGAAGTTAATAATTTCCCACTCCTCGCCTCCGACACAGGTGACTTTTCCTGATTGTCCGTGGTAATCAGGCGGCAGAATTCTCCCTGCCAAGTCATCCGGGTGCCATCGTGTCTGAATGATAATAATGGCTCCATTCGGCTTCAAACGAGTCCTGAAATCAGCCAAGTACCATTCCCACACACGATCACGGACCAATTCAGATTCAGCGTCTTCTCGACTCCTGATAGGATCGTCAATCAATCCCACATCAGCTCTTCGTCCTGCAATACCGGCTCCGACACCTGCCGCCTTGAACTCTCCTCCTCTTTCAGTTTCCCAAGCAGCAACTGCTCTTGAGTCCTGTGCAATTCCGAAACCGTAGAGTTCGTGATATGCAGACGATTGGACAATTGCTCTAGCCTTCTTAGAGAATCTCTCCGCAAGGTCCTGAGTGTGGCTTGCGCCGATAATGCAGTTACGAGTATTAACACCCAGGTAATAAGCTGGAAAATGAACAGAAGAATAAGTGCTTTTTGCATGACCTGGAGGCATGAAGATCATTAAACGACTCAGCTTTCCAGCTGCTACCCTTTCAAGCGCATCAATCATCACCTTGTGATGTCTCGCTGCATCAATGTCAGATACGCGCTTGCAGAACCTGACCATATCTTTCGGAGCCTGTTTCCGAAGCAGTAATTCTCTCAGGATCTCCTCTCGATCAATCCCTAAGTCACTTGCTAACGCCGCCATTTATTCCTCCTCATTCTCCTGAAGCAACTGAAGCAATTCAGTCTCCGAGTAATCCCTAAGATCCTTCTTGCTCAACAACTCAGTCCTTATCGCCTCGGAATTAGCATCCAGAGCAATACGACCAACGTGCTGAACATCCTTCAGCGTCCTGGCTAAAGAACCAATATCCATGACCGTCAAATCATCATTCATCTTCCCAGCAATCAAGTCTCTAAGGCGATTAGAAAGAGCAACGTCCCTTCCATTAATAATCGCTAACTCAGCGACAACATCCATAGACTGCTGTGCCATCACCTTCTGATTAACATTCGCCTGAATCGCTTTTCTATGCTTACCCAGATTGTTTCTGCGTACATATTCTGCTACTGTATTAGACGTAACTCGGTGACGGTCAGCAATATCACCAACACGCTCACCCGCTAAATACTCTTCTCGTATCTTAGTGAAATCAACCACTACGTCACCTTCGCATATCTAGAATCTTCATACCGATCCTGTCGGTCATTGTGCTTCCGCTGAAGATCAGTCTCGAACTCCTCTCCACACCGACAACTCATATACAAATATCCTCTGTCATCAACAGGGAACATTCTCTCCCCACAGCGGGGACACTCTACTAACTCACTCACCGAACACTCCGTTAATAGGCAATGGAAAGCCATATAACCTACCTAACCAATTTTTGTCAAAATTTTTGGAAAGGAAAAAGGGAAAGTGAAATCATGGGGAAGTGAATGATGGGGTAAATGTTATAAATTTTTTTGGTAAATGTTATAAATTTTTTTGGTGTAAACCGCATCGATCCATCACACACACGCCTATTCGACCCTCCCCATACCGCCCGCACTACTGCCGGGCATCCACCCACTACCAGTGGCAGGTCTGGCGTGCGTTGGGGATGTTGGGAAAGGGGGGCAGGGTGGTTGGTGGTGGTTAGTTTGGGTTTACCCTCTTCAGGGGCTGGTGATGGATAGGAATATGGGATTAGGGGCAAGGATACATTAGGGATGATTGGGTTCTGTCTACGCACATACATGGATTGGTGACATTGGGTGTTTGTGTCCTTGTTTACCTCTGTCTATGTGTCTATGTGCTTATAGGAGGGTTACGAATAGAGGTATGACGGGCAACGGCACGGCAAGGATGACATGAACCCATAGGACAAGGATAGACGCCACTAGAGTCATGACGGGCAATCGCTCAACACCATCAAAACAGACTGACAAGCGCAACGCGCACCACACCATCGGCCTCCATCATCACTAGCTCAATTCCTTGATCCGAGCTACAGGGATCATCCATAAGACAGCACCACAAAATCCAGGCGCTTGCATCAAATATCGTGATGGATTTTCTTACTTTACCCTATCGTTTACAGCGTAAAGAAATGCTATTCTTTCAGCGTAGTTTATTTTTATGGTTTATGGAGGTTGTGATGTTAGATAAATTCTCAATGATTTTCATCGCTCTTGCTTGCGGTCTTACCGTGAGCTTGTGGCTTGCTTGGGCAAGTTTTCTCCTTTCAACCCTTCACTAGGGGATAACATGAACAGTAACGCAATTAAGGCCTTTGCCATTTCAGAGTTCTACAAGGATCAAGAAGATGAAGACAAGTGGATTTCATTTGACGATAATTGGAATATCAATATTTACGTCACAGATTGGGACGAGGGTTTTGCAACCATTGCCGTCTATCCTGTGATCGACAAGCAAGTAGACACAACGCATTCTGTGTTTTTCCATCGATTCAAGATTTAAGACCATGAAAGACTACGCACAAAAAGACTACCGCAACCATACGCCAACTGAACACAAGATCATCTATGCGATCATTTTTGCTTGGTCAATTGGCGAATCATTGATTGAACAATTGATTGGCTAACAATAAAAAATAAAGCACTAGGAGATAACAAAATGAAATTGCTCACCATATCAAACCCAAAAACCCAGAAATCTATTCCGCAAGGATATCTGACAGCGGTACTTCACCTTGCACCATTTGACTTATCAGGCTATCAGACATGCCCAATGGCTGAACATGCGGGATGCGTGGCGGGATGCCTCAACAAAGCGGGAAGAGGTGGCATCATCAAAAAGGGTGAATCAACAAACGTTATACAATTGGCAAGAATCAATAGGACCGTGCGATTCTTTGAAGAACGCGAGCAATTCATGATCGACCTTCATCGCGACATAGAAAAGGCTATTAAGCTCGCAAATAGCATGGGAACACGTTTAGCAATTCGATTGAATGGCACAAGCGACATCGGATGGGAAAAAATCCGTCATCTTGGGCATCGCAACATCATGGAAGCATTTCCGGGCATCCAGTTTTATGATTACACCAAAATCGAAGGTAGCTCCACACCAGACAATTACCATTTGACCCTATCCCGTGGAAAGCATACGCAAACAGTAAAACATCAATTTAATATGGCCGTGGTCTTCCGTGACCATCTTCCCGCATATTGGCAAGGTAGACCCGTCATTGATGGTGATAATTCCGACTTGCGATTTCTTGATCCAGATGGGGTTATTGTTGGATTAAAAGCAAAAGGCCCAGCCAAAAAGGATTATTCGGGTTTTGTGGTTGAGGCATAACATGGATTATCTAGACGCACCTAACACGCGATCAGGCTATTGTCCTATATGCTCGCAACTTGCAATTATCTGGAACGTGACTAAAAACGTGTGGGAATGTAGCTATTGCAATTGGGATGGCGCAATGCCAGACAAGGAACCAAAGTTAAAGACAATTTATGGCGCTGATAGTAACGCCATATTATGATTCTCTCTCTAGTGCCATGCACATTGCCCCGTTAATTCGGGGCTTTTTTTGTCCATTGGACGGTATCTGGCATACGCTATAGAATGGACTAATAATCCTTTTAATCTCTTATGATTCCTTCCACAGCCTCATAAGTGATTGTTTTATAAGGATTTTATACCCGTCTATTCTGTATCTGTTAAGAAACTAATAACGCATGCCAAAACCTAGAACTAATATTGTATCCGATTTTGTAGATCCCACTACAGGTGAAATCATATCTGGAACGCCAATCATCTACACGACAAGATCAACAAGTAACTGGTCAAAGAGTGGATTTATGCTAATCAATCAAACAAACCTAGTACAAAAAACACGCGGATTAGGTGAGACGGGTTACACCCTTTTCATGCTTTCCATAGAGCGCGCCAACTTCGAGAATGTCGTATATCTACGCCCAAAGGATATCAGCGATTCTATCGGAATGGACCAGTCACAAGTCTGTAAGGGCATAAAGCGCCTAATCTCTAAAGGTATCCTGATTCCCTTGGAAGACTATCAGCACTATCAGATATCACCCGACATTCTATGGAAGGGCAAACCACGCACCCACGTTAAGGCAATCGAATCATTAAACCAATGACAGATACACCAAAGAAAAGGGCATCGTGGGCAAACTACGATATCCGTAAAAAATTCGGTAGACGTTCAAAAACAAAGACCGCCAAACGAAAAAGACGCGAACAAATCCACTCACGGAAAAAGGCTCTTAACGCGGAGCTTGCGGAATTGATACGCGCCTACAGGCCTCCAAAGCAACAAAAAGTGATTCTCAATCTTAGGCTAGCCCCTGAAACAATTTCGCTGATAAAGCCAATCCGTGGGCGTAGTAAATGGATCGAAGGATTGATCCTTCGGGAAGTGGAGCGGATACACGCTAAACACGGCAAACCCTTGTTTTCACTACCAGAGACATGGGAAGACGCGGAAAGGCTACTAGAAAAGCTTTAGAGGCACGAATCCAGGCGAGGTCTACCAATATGCGGGAAATATAATCGTCGCTTATACGGCCTTACATGGCCTTACAGCGATACATAAGGAAAGCCCCCAAAAATCGGGGGCATCCATCAGATCGGCTGATATAGCAAACGCCATTGTTATATAGCATCCGCTCTTGTTATATAGCAAACCGCCAACTTTTTCGGTGAAAATCTACTCAGATTTGTCAGCCCTGGCGAGAGCATCTGCGTCAGAATACTTTTCTGGGTAGCGCTTTTTCAGCTTATCGATGTTTGCTTGCATGACATCACCCAAGTCCAGGTTAAGGACATCACAGGCTAGATTGATAAACCACAAGAGATCACCGAGTTCTTCCTTGAGATTCTCCTTATCGAGTGGCTTGCCGTAGATCAGGTGCTCCTTTACGGATGTGGTGAACTCACCTGCTTCTGAAGCGACTCCCAGTGCTGAGTGCATCAGGTCATAAGAGAAGTCTACCCTCTTAGCCGTAGCCCCTGCCCCCCTATTAAATTCATCAGTAGTCATATTGGACATTTAGACCCCCCCCTTATTTGATGTTAGTCATTGTTGCTAGAAAAACCTGATCCCCCCACCTCGATCTCTATGAGTTTGTCGAGATAGTGACGGGCCTTACGGAGATCCTCAACGGTATCCCCTTTCTTACCTGCTCTGGCAGCGTATTTGATGCAATTGCCTAATAGAAATCCTTTGAAAGCATCTGGAGACATCCACGCTTGCATGGCATCCCAAGGTTGAATCTTGAGGTCAACGTAGTGTTTGCCTCCAATTTGGTATGAGTTATTCATCGGTTGTAATAGATCTTTTTGAGTCTTTCTTTCTGCTCATGCGTGAAACTCGGCAGCGGTGCCCAGGCCACGAACTGTCCACCCTCATAGTATTGACCTATGACGGCCCCAGTATGAATGCCCTTCAATATGACCTTGGCTCCCTTTGGTGGAGGCTCATCTACAATGAGTCGATATTGTGGGCGAAGTTCTGATACGTATCTCTCAACCATTTGTCTAGCTTCTCAATGTCTTCAATTGTTTCAATGACGCAAGCTGCTCCGCGCCAGGAGGAGTGGAAATCGGCTTCATCGTCGGTGAGCTTTCGTTTACTGGGGGGCTTAGATCCGTCTTTGATTTCAACGAGAATCGTATGCCCATACTTGCCAACAACAATGTCAGGAAAACCACCACCAACATTAGAAGTGATAGCCACAGAATAACCGCATCCACGAAAGTACTTAACGATCTCAGTTTGATTGGCATCTACCCTCCCTCTCTGCCTCATTTGATTTCAATGTGTCCGTTAGCCATAGCCCAGATCAACGTCCTCTCAAAACCTCTCTGCCAGAATTCATCCATCTCGGCAGGTGATAAATGAGTCATTACCCTTCCATCTATTGCATCATGACAGCGAGAGCAAGCATGAGCAGTAAATAGGTCAGCAGATTTGTGACCAAAGCCCTTACCATGACGTTGCTTATTGCTGTGTGCAGATATGGTAGTTGCGGGATCATGATTGCAGACTCCAGGTATGCGAATTTTACAATCCTCCCCCCTTGCGAGAGAAAGATACTTCTTGGATCTAAATGTCATGCTCTGCCTTAAATGCCTCTACATACTCTATCAAAGAAGATAGTCGTTTAATAGACATGGATGCCGTTGATTCTCTTAAATTGACGAGTTCATTCTCGATACCTGGAACGATATCGGCCTCATGTCCTGTCGCAATAGCATGACCAGACACAAGTAACACTTTCCATTGCTCTTCGGATAGCTTCCGACCAGCCCAAGTAAGTCCAGAATCTGCGATCTCGCGGAAGGCTGTGTGTAGGAGTGCATTCTGGTCTAACGTCCTTGTTGGCTCTTTGAATATGACGATTGTGGATTCAGGCGCGTTGAGTAAGTAGTCGATTGCCCGTTCTTTTTCTTTATTTCTAGCGAGGTTGAAGATTGCTCTGGCGGCCACAGTTTTGTCCCCTGAAATTCAAATTTGTAGCGTTTTGGTTTGCCGAATTCTTCTATCAATTTCTTCATTTCTGATAAATGTTCGGGATAGTTGTCTGTTAGGAATTGGTTGAATTCTTCTTTAGTCAATCATTTTGCCTAGATTGTTTTTCAATATGCTTCCCGCAGATATGGGATCAATGCCACCCGCCATTGCGTGTTGCGCGGCAACGATCTCATCATAGACTCTGGTTCTGAGTTCAGCGTATCCACGGAGCTTGATAACGCAATCTTGGAACGTCTTTTTATCTACAAAGTTGGTAGCCAGCTCTGCAGCCAACTCAAAGTTTATGTCCAAGTCCAGGCACATATCGTACAAATTGTAGACCTTATGCCCACTCACATAGTTGAGAATGGCTCTACAGGAGTTATCAAAGAAGTATTCTGGAAGAACGGCTATTTCTGACAAGTGTTTCCTATCGTTAAGGATGTTCCCGATTACGAGAACTTCCAGTTCATACATATCTTGAATGTTCATTTGTTTTTCAGAATGTTGTGTACTTCATTTATTCTTGAGCCAATCCAGTTCATGCAAGGAACTGCCATGCTATTGCCTAAAGCCTTATAGCGTGGGCCATCCGGGGATTCATCCTTGTTGCGCCAAGGAATGTTGGCATAGCCATCAGGAAAGCCCTGCAACCGTTCACATTCGGTGGGGGTTAGGCGACGAACGGCCATTGATGTTGCAACACCATGAACATACGTCTTTGTTTCACACGGCGCAATATCGTGCATTGGTTCAACCGCATTACCGCCGTTTTCGGGTGCGCGACCAATCCAGTTGCCGGGGATTCCGTAAGCAGACACTTGGCTAGGTCTGCTCGGCCTGTTCTCTCCTTCAGCGCGTAACGTCCCTGCTTTGTCATCCTCCATCCAATAACCTTGGCCTGATTCGCGTATAGCGATTGGTTGCAAAACAGGCGTCTGACCTTCATCGACAGTCGTATTGATTCCCTTGTGCATCCGCTGAGTAAGGCAATTTGCTACGTCAAATGGCTGAACCACCATTGCTTCCGCTTCTACGCGCTCATTTCCTGTGCGACTGAAAGGAGGGCCGTTTGTAACGCAGGGGGCAACTCTTTCCCCCTTTTCTCTGCACGGCGCAGTATCCCGGCGCAAGCCTTCGCGCTCAAAAAGAACCGCTGCGGCAGGTCGCCAGTCTCCAAGATATCCGACAACGAACACACGGCGGCGTCTTTGGGCCACTCCGAAGTACTGAGCGTCAAGCACTCGGTAGGCGAACCCATAGCCGAGTTCTGCCACCGCCCCGAGGAAGGAACCAAAATCCCGTCCTCCGTTACTTGACAAGACACCGGGGACATTTTCCCAGACAAACCACTGCGGTCGAAAATGGTCAAGCATTCCGCAATAGACAAGGGCCAAGTTACCACGCGGGTCGTCCAGTCCTTTTCTGAGTCCTGCGACTGAGAATGATTGGCAGGGCGTTCCTCCGACCAGCAATCCAATTGGTTCATTGATTTTCCATTCCTTATAACGTGTCATATCGCCAAAATTACGCACATCAGGATAATGATGCTCCAGAACCGCTGATGGAAACGGCTCAATTTCTGAGAATCCTATTGGCTCCCAGCCTAAAGAATGCCAGGCCACAGTAGCTGCCTCGATGCCACTGCATACACTCAAGTAATTCATGCTCTCCTCTTTGAGTATTTTATTTGTTCTGAAACGATGATCTTTTGCACAAATTCAGGAATTGGCCCTGCAACATAATCTAATCCCTTGGGCCACACTCCGGTTATCCTGCGATATTTATGGCTTACCCACCCTGACTGATAACCTTTCTTGATCGCATACGCCACCAGACCGGAATAAATCTTCTGTTTCGCCTCTTGAGGCATCTTGACGATCTTCTGTAGGCTTCCTTCCTGATGTTGGATTCCTTCCGGTTTCGGTGTTTGGAACGCAAATTCGTAGCCGCATTTCTTGCAGACCTTTGGCCTTGATCGAGTAACGTGCTTGCACTTAGGACAAACCTTGGTAGTCGGCTCTGTCTTCATGGTGTTCTTAGATTCCGCAGCTTTTCCGTCATCTAGTTCTAAAGGAAGTGGGTCAGTAGGAAATCCTAGTCTAGCGACTGAACCAGAGTGGTCAAGTACCAAAGCGCAATTGTGTACTAGCCTTCCATTGGCTGTGAATCTTTGCAACGGACCTGCATCGAGAATGTCCCATACTTCCCCTTCGGTTTGAAGGATTTCGCATTCCATTTCTCCACAATCTGATCGAATGAAAGTCCTGTTGATATCAACCGATATAGTGTGCTGTCGGCGTATCTCACTTCCTTGTGTTCCTGTCGGAATTTCTCGAATCGCAGTGTATGACCTTTGAATTTCCGCGAATTTTGACAATTTAGCGATCCCGTAGCCCAGCGCAGATTCCCAGGCTCGTAATGTCCATTGTTGTCTATTCTGTCTAACTGAAAGTCCTCTGGATCTTTTGGTATTCCTAGATTTTCCATAATCCAAGTTGCCGCTTCGTTTACTCCATTGAATTTGAATTGGATTCCACGAGCTCCATAGTTTTTGTAATTTCTGTTTGATGGATTTTCGCAGCGTTCTTTTTGACTTTGAGTTCTTACATAAAGCCATTCTGGAGCAGTTATCGGCTTCCTCGGATTGCAATGTTGACAGGCTTTTGTGTTCGGTCTTTTTACCATATTGTGAAAACGGCTCATTGACTCTTTTCCGCAATCCCCGCATCTCACATGAACCAATAGATTGAACGTCTTCCCTGTGGTATTTGTAGAGATGATCGTCAGAGAGCCGTATTGGTTTCCCACTAATTCCGGTGACAACGATCCGTCTGCCAGTACCCTTCGCTTCCTCAAGCCTCTTCCAACCGTCATAAGTCATAACCTCGTGATCTGGTGTAGCAACAATTCCATCATAAGAGATAACCTTTTTTATCCCCATGCAAACAGCACCTTTATGCTCAACGAAATTGTACCCATCCCAGACTTTATGGTCAAGTGTGATTTGCTCTATACTTACTTCCCCTTTATCTGTAAGTATCTTAGTGCCTCTAGATAGGCAAGTCTTCCCCTTTGCTGGTCTTAAAACTCTCCCAACCATCTGAATGTATCGAATCAGTGATCTGGTAGGTCTTGCTAGAATCATGCAAGCTGTCTCAGGTGCATCAAATCCTTCTGCAAAAAGAGATACGTTTGAAAGAACCTGTATTTTTCCAGCCCTGAATCGGTCAATGACTTCGTTTCTCTGGTCTTCCTTACAATAACAATCCAGATGCTCTGCTGACACGCCCTTTCTCTGAAATTGCTCAACAATATGTCTTGAGTGGTCAATGTTTGTAGCAAAGCAGATGGTTTGCAATCCATTTGCTAACTTGAACCAATGCTCAACGATATCGCCAATCAGTTCTTGTTTGTCTACCGCAGCACCCAATTGCTTTTGATGATAGTCTCCAGCCACAATCTTCACGCCTTTGAGATCTGGCTCAGACGGAGCATACATTTCACAGTCAACCAGAAACCCACGATCTATGAGATCCTGAATCGTTGATACAACCACCATATCCTCAAATACTTTCCCCCAAGGATACTCACGCCCTAGCCCTTTAGAGAAAGGTGTTGCGGTCAAGCCAAGCACAGTCATGTTGTTATGAGTCCTCATGAACTCATGATACTGAGCAGAGCCTCCGCAGAGATGCGCTTCATCAATGATGACCAGATCAAAATCAAACACCCATCCAAATTTCTTTCTAGATGAGAAGGTCTGGATAGACGCTACAGTTATTTCTGAATGTGGTCTGTGAGTGTTCTGACCTTGGAGGATGCCTGGATAAATCTTGTACTTGGCGAATCTTTCCCATTGCTGCCTAACAAGATCCTTTCTATGGACAAGGAACAGGACTTTCTTTCCTTTCTCTGCTGCCATCTGCGCTAATGCAACGGCTAATTCTCCCTTTCCCGAGCCAGTTGGCGAATAGATCAGAACCCTTTTCTTTCCTAATCGTAGAATCTTCTTTGCTTCCAGTATGGTCTGATCTTGGTAGTCTCTTAGTTGGACTTTCATATCTCCTCTTTTATGAGTTCACCTGTTTCCACTGAGTAGATTTGACTTATTGTCCTGTCACAGGAGGGACAGTGATTAGTGTCTACCCTAATAGGAGCAAGTGTTGCCGGAATCTTCCAGACAGTCACGCCTCTGGGGGTGCTGATTTGGTTGCTAGTAAATAGCATCTCTAAGCCACAGGTACATTTCATGATTCATCAAACATATCTTCTTGAATAAGAGGTCTTACCCAGGATTGAGCAGAGTTGTGCATCTCAATTCGATCAGCGATTACCGTAGCTCTTCTTCCGGCTGTTGAAGGAATATAAATTCCAAATCTAGATGTTGAACCAGCATTAACTCCGGCATTTGTTGAATCGGCAGATGAAAATGGAAGTTTCGTAAAGATTCTAGGATCAAGCATTCTTAACCCATGAAACCTTGCTCTAGGTTTTCCTTCTTCATTACAGGCAACATTCATTGCCTCTTCCATTCTTAGCCACCATGCTTTAGAGCCTGGATGTGACCATTCTCCGCTAGACCCGAAAGCAACAGTATCAAACGTCACTATTAACCAATCAAGATACTCTAGGCTTTCATGTAAATGCCATACCGGAACAGACTTAACCTTTAGTCTTTTGTTTCTCCAGTCTTGGATCATTCTCATATTGTCTTTTTCATCTCCGTCAATCTTGTCTGGAATCAAGCACCAATCAAGACCGGGATGACCTTCAAGAGACTTTACCCACCTATAATACGCATCGACATCTAATGCCCCTCCTTTTCTCCAGTAACTGAAGGCTGAGTTGTCCAAAACAAAAGATTGGCAGCATTCCATCACCGCTTCAAGATGAAGTGGGTACATGAATGGGACAAGCGCATGGCGACCCATCAAAAATTTCTCAGGGTCAGATCCAGATATTGGGGTTCCGTGATAATGAATCATTCTTTGTGTACCGCGTGATAAAGACCATCAGGATTAACTGCCATAGCCCAGCATTTATTGGTTTCCCATATTTTTACGCTATAAACATAAGTTGGGGCTAAACGATCAATAAACCATTGAGCAATGTTTTCTGCCGTGGGATTGTCAATAAAGTCATTTAATATTTGATGATCCAACTGATCTATCAGCGGCTTAACACGCTTGTCTATATCTTTGAAATCAACGCCAGAGCAAAATCCATTTGGCTCAAATGTATCGCCCCTGACTTCAATCTCAACAACGTAATTGTGACCATGCATTCGATGGCATGGATGAGTGTCTTTTGTTCTTGGAAGATGATGAGCTGCTGAGAACTCATAAATTTTTCCAATCCTAGAGTATTGCCACGTTCTTTTTGTTGCCATTGTTATCTCCTTTTTAAAGCCATAGTCTCCCCAAGGTGGACAGAGCCTTAAATGGGGCTTTTATTCCACTTCCCCATCCAATACTGGACCAGGTGACCGGAGTAGCAGTTCTGTTTAGTTCGGGGTGGGTATCGCTCCACCTTGTTACCCCGATTTTAGCTAGTACCCTTGCTAAGTCTAGCCCGCTCTGAAGAGGTGTTGCATCAGACGTTATCTCCATTTGTGGCAGGACAGGATGACCTGTTGGTCGCTTTCTTGATGGACAGGGACGATACCCCTCACAGACTCGCAGCGCATCGGGCTGGACAGCGGGCAATAAAAAAGCCGACTTGGTTGCTACCGCCCCGGTGGTAACCCTTGCATCACTAAGGAACTAGGGCGGGATAGTAGCAATCAAATCGACTCTCTTATCGGTTACCACGCCGACAATCCAAATTCTAATCACTAAAAAAAGTTTGTCAACCCCCTTGCAATCCGATTTTTTCCTGATAAAGTCTATCCATCCCCACTTTACGGGGTAAAGGAGAAAACAATGAAACCGTTTAACGTAGACGCAGCACACAATGGTGCAAAGGTTGTGACCCGTGATGGTCGCGAAGTTAGTCAGCTTGTTTGGTTTGATTGCGCTAACAAACATTGTTTGCAAGGCGTGATTGGTGATTGGCTATTTTCATGGACTGTCGAGGGCAAGTTCATGGGTGACGAGATAGAAGATCATGATAAGGATCTTTTTATGGCAACCACAAAGCATGAGGGCTGGATTAATTTGTATAGCTGCGGAGAAGCTGGGGTGATTTATGACACCTTAGAAGAGGCTGTGGGTCAGGCCGAAGGTGGTTGTATAGCAACTGTCAGGGTGGAGTGGGAATCATGATTGGACAACAACTTAAAGAAGATGGAATCGCTCTGGTTAAACAAAACGCCGATTCTGATTGGAAGACGGCTTATGTAATGGTCGCAGAAGCCCTTCTAATGTCTTATGCGCCCGGAAAACTGTTTACGGGTGGAGATGTGAACGATTACATCAAAGAAGTGATTGGTGAGCCTCACGCTCCACAGGCGTGGTCAGCGGCATTTGGTGGGCTGATCCGTCAATACCTGAAGCACAATCTAGTGTCATGGGAGGGTTTTACAAAATCAACGAAGAAATCGAATCATGCTCACTACGTTAAGCAGTACAAGAAACTTTAGGAGATGACAATGAAAACCAATATCGCTCTATATGCAATTATCGGATTTATAGCAGCCACCCTAGTCTGGTCTGTGTATTCATTCAGCAAGAAGTCAGTAACGATTAGCGAAAAGCAGTTCTCTTGTACGGCTACAGAGCCTTTTGGAATTGAAGCACGTTGCACTCAGTACACCTGGACGAAGGGGGCAAGATGAGAGTCGATCTTTTAAACGGAACTACCGTTACGCTTAAATACAACTTTTCAAAAGGCTATGACGCTACTCTTGAAGATCCAGGCTGTGATGATGAGTTTGAGATTGAGCAAGTGCTTTGGGATAACGGAAAGATTGAAGTAGATATCTATCCGATTCTTTCTGATCTTGAGGTCGAGAACATTGAAGATCAATTCTGGGCATACGAGGACGAACCGTGAGAGTAGATTTGCTAGACCATTCTGGAAACGACCTGTCTGTTGTGAACTCAGCCAGAGTCAGCTTTGATAAAACTTCTTACTTAGATGATGAAGGCAATTTAAGTGAACGGGATAAGTCTTTAATAAGCTATCTTGCTAGGAACAAGCACTGGACTCCGTTCACTCATGCAACCGCCAGCTTTAGAGTCACGATGCCAATCTATGTGGCTAGGCAACTTGCAAAGCATCAGATGGGAGGCTCAGTCAACGAAGTCTCAAGAAGATATGTAGATACGCCCCCTGTGTTTGATATGCCTAAGAAATGGCGTAAACGCGCAGAGAATGTGAAGCAGGGATCTAGTGATGACTGCATAACCGTAGACACGGCTTTATCAAGTCAGATAGCCGACACAATGGATCGTGTTTATCTGCTCTATAACGACCTGCTGATGTTAGGCGTATGCCCAGAACAAGCCAGAGCTATCCTGCCGCTCTGTACGGAAACGACATGGATATGGACTGGCTCACTCTATTTCTTCGCTCGGGTGTGCAATCAACGTCTTGACCCTCACGCACAGAGGGAAACGGCTGAAGTTGCCAGAGAGATTGAGAAATATATGTCCGTTCTTTTTCCTGAAAGCTGGAAGGCACTCCGTGGACTATAAAGCAGTAAACATGAGAGTGCCGATGGTACTCTACGAGCGGATCAAGGAGATTTCTGACCAGAACCACATGACGGTCAGTTCAGTTATCTTCTACATCCTTGACAGACACCTTTTCGAGAAAACAAATGGCCTCAAATACTTCCTTCAAGGACTGGATGATGAAACTGTTTACGAGGAACTCAAGACAAGTAACGAACCTAGAATTCGCGAACTCTTGCAGAGACTTCTACAAGATAACAACGTCAGTGGATATGAACGCAAGCCAGGTTCACGAAGCCGCAAGTCTGTCAGTCGCTCTTCTAGGCGATCTGATGTACAGAGTTGAAGATCCTGTTGCTCTGGCTCGGATGGTTGTGATATCGTTGAACTCGACATTGAGCGATCTCAAACAGGTTGAGCATAGCTCCCTGCATTGATCTTTCATTGTTATCTCCTCCCAGTTCGGGCCAGTCTCATTCCTGGCCCTTTTTTTTGCAAAAAATGTCCTTACCCCTATTGCAATCTGAATTTCAGGCGATAGACTAAATTCATGGACGCACTACCAGAAAGAAAATTAATCGGCGCAATTATTGAGAATGCGATATCAGACGCAAAGCAACATGATGATGATGGTCTTCATGCAGCAGAGTTTCTGATTGGACCGAGGTCTGATCCTTACTTTCAGCTTCTTGATATTGATCCGATTGAGTATAGGAAAGGTCTGTGGGCATACGCCAACAAACAGGTGCAATTAGCATCTGACTCAAAAGCCCGCAGAGCATTAAGAAACAACATAGAGGAGGCAATGAAACGCTATGGCTATCGACTTTAAGAAACTGAATGAGCAGTACGAAGAATTATCCAAGGACATTGATGAGCTTTCCCTCATCGTCGAAGGGGTCCTACGAAAGAAATACGCGATTGAGCAAATCCTCGATCATTACACATTGGAAACGGAAGGAGATATCTCAAATGTCGATCTATAAGAAACTGAACGAAGCCCGTATCAAGTTCCACGCTACCAAGCTAGAAAAGACTGGGCATAACAAGTTTGCAGGATACAAATACTTTGAACTTGGGGACTTTCTGGTCCCTGCTCTACGCATCTTTGATGAAGTCGGATTGTGTGCGGTTGTGACCTTTATCAACACTCACGCAACCATGACCATCTTTGAAACCGAAGGAGAAGGAATGATTACGATCACCTCTCCAATGGCAGATGCTCCTCTTAAAGGAACGCATCCCATTCAGCAGATTGGCGCTTGCGAAACTTATTCTCGACGCTATCTGTGGGTAGCCGCCCTTGAGATCGTTGAACATGATGGCTTAGAGGCCGTCACAGCTTCACCAGCGGGCGTTGATGAAGAAGCGGTACTTGAGGAATGGCGTGTAGAGCTTGAGGCGTGTGAATCACTAGATGAGCTTCGCAATGTCACCAAGACTGGTGTAGATGCACTCAAGAAAATTAATCCCGGTCTTGCCGATCGTTTGAAGAACATTGCAAAGGGATATTCAGTAAATCTTTCTAACAAGGAAAACAACAATGGCTAAGAAATTTGATTTGGTAGTTGTCACTGGTTCTTACGTTGATCGTAACGGCAATCCTAAGAAGCAGTACAAGACGATTGGCGCTCTATGGGAGTCTGACAAGGGTCCATATCTGACTCTGGATAAGACCTTCAATCCTGCAGGTGTTCCTAGTGATCGTGATTCGATTCTGGTTTCTTGCTTTGAGCCGAAGCCCAGAGATGGCTCTCCTGCAAGCCGCGCCACTGTAGAAGAAGATTTGCCGTTCTGAGAATAACGATGCTTGAATTCAACTTTCCGCAGCAACAGTATTTCGACAATATCGGGATATCAAAGTCAGGTCTTGATCTACTGGATCTGTCACCTGCTCACTTTCAGGCGGGTTCTACATACAACAGAAAGCAGTCTCCTGCTCTTCAGATCGGTAGTGCCGTTCACTGTGCGGTGCTAGAGCCAGAAGAGTTTGGAAACCGATATGCGTTAGCTGACTATGACCGTCGAACCAAGGAGGGCAAGGCGGCTCATGTAGAGATGCTTGATCGTGGGATTGAAGGCTTGAATTCTGATATGTATATGCAAGTCATTGGTATGCAGAAATCAGTATTGAATCATCCTGTGGCAAAGGAGTTGCTCCAGGGTGGTGACGCTGAAGTCTCATGCTTCCAGACTGTTGATGGAATTCATGTCAAGGCCAGAGCAGATTACCTGAGAAAGGACGGCATTATTGTTGACCTAAAGACCACTGAAGATGCATCCCCCCTTGAGTTTGCAAAGAGTGTTCTTAGATACAAGTATTACCGTCAGGCGGCTTGGTATACGGAACTATTCAATAGGGAAATGGATGTTAATGACTTTATCTTCGTTGTCGTAGAGAAGTCACCACCGTATGCTGTAGCCATTTACACACTAGATTCTGAGGCTATTGAAAAAGGCCAACAGGATTGTGATCGATTGTTTGCCTTGTACAAGCATTGCTTAGAGAACGACGAGTGGCCTGGTTATTCTCAGGAAATACAAACACTCAGTCTTCCTAAGTGGAAATAATTGGGGGATCGACTAAAGGCAGGTCTACGGGTTTTGATCCCGTCAATCTAGGTTCGAATCCTAGTCCCCCAGCCAATAAGACCCTTATTTCATTAAGCTCATATTGAACGTACAGGGTCGAAATCCAGTGCAGTTTCCTTGAAGGAATCCTCCGCTGGTTGACCGCCGAGAACAGTTCGGCAACTTATTACGGGAACCAAATGGATAAATCCTTTTCACGGGGCTGTGAAATCCCCATGAGGTTCCCACCCTTTCAGGAGGAAGAATGAACGCGCCAAAGGAACTCTGGATTGATCCTGATTACATTGATGACGAAATTCTTTGCGTAAGCAGAACAAAAATCCTTGCGAGGGACGTTCCCTACATTCGAGAAGATTTAGTCCTCGGTTTGGTTGAAGCGTTGAATGAATGCCTAAAAGTTGAAGGGTACAAGAACGCAAGAGACATGATTGAAGTCGCGCTGAAGAAGCTGGAGGAAGAATGAACGCGCCGAAGAAGATTTGGATGGACGTAGACCGGCATTGGAAATCTTACATAAATGGGTATCCAGATGACATTCCCTACATTCGCGCTGATCTTGTTGACGGTTTGGTTGAGGCGTTGGAACAACTAGCAAAGCTAGGCAATGGGGATCAATACGGAAATAGCGTAGGCAATGAAATTGCCCGAGCCGCACTCGCGAAGCTGGAGGATAGAGAGTGAACGCGCCTAAAAAGATTGATGTTGATTTAGTAAAAAGATTATTGAATTACGATGCCTCTGTTGGCGGCTCTTGCTTGATTTGGAAGACATCTAAAGGAAGCATGAAAAAAGGATCTGTTGCAGGAATAAAAACCAATAGAGGATATTGGCATATAAAAATAAATGAAAAATCATATTTGGCGCATCGTTTAGTTTGGGCAATCTTTAATAACATTGACCCCGAACACCATATCGACCACATCAACGGAGATAAAAGTGACTCTCGAATAGAAAACCTGAGGCTTACCCCAAATAATCATGTCGATAATGGGCAAAACATGAAGAAGAGAAGCGATAATTCTTCAGGGCTTATTGGTGTTAGCTGGCATAAAGCAACTAGCAAATGGGTTGCTCAGATAAAAATACACAATAAAAAACTATATCTTGGAGTTTACGATACGGTTGAAAAAGCACATAACGCTTATCTGGAGGCAAAGAAAAAATACCACAGCTTCCAACCAACGTTAAGGGAGGAGTGATGATGTTTGAAGGAAAAGAATACGCACTGTATTTGGTGTTCATCAGTTTTCTGATGCTTGGTTACTTGAGCGAATCAGCGTTGAAAGAGCATTACAAATCCCAAATCGAAATTGCCAAGATCCAAGCGGGGTGTAAGCCATGACTGACAAAGAACTATTGACCTTGGCGGCGAAAGCGGCGGGGTATGACATAAGCCATAAATGGAATGCAGAACGGTTAGCTTCAAATCCTCCGGTGATTTCTCTTGTCATCAGAGATAAAAGAACCCTCGAAGGTTTATCTACTGCTTGGAACCCCCTAACCGACGATGGAGATGCGTTAAGACTTGCGGTGAAGTTGGATATGAACATCGAAGTATGGAGTCCTTACCAAGAGGTTTGGGTTGTTGCGGATGGGTTCGACGTTATAGAAGAGCCTTGGGGTGAAGATAAGCTGGCCGCAACCCGTAGAGCCATCGTCAGAGCCGCCGCCGAGATTGGCAGGGGGATGGAATGAGTGAAGCGAAGTTTACGCCGGGGCCTTGGCGCTTTGAGGCTGATGGAGATACCAATTACGCAAAGATTTTTTGTTCATCGGACCCACATGACGGAGATAACCTTCGAGGCTACTGCGGCAAAGCCAACGCCCACCTAATAGCCGCCGCGCCTGAGATGTACGCTGAACTTGAAGCGGCTATGAATGTGTTCAAGTTTTACCAAGGCCATCATGCAGCGAAAGGTCATTCAGATAAAGAGCAGACCAATAAACAGTACGCAGACCGAATTCAGAAGGTATTGACCAAAGCCAGAGGTGAAGCATGAGTAACGCAACCGAGCTTTTGAGGCGGGCGGTTAGGATTTTAGGGAGGTCTCAAGACGATGACGCAGAAGATCTATTCGATGAGATTTGCGATTTCCTCGAAGCCGAGAAAGAAGCGGAGCCTGTGTTTATTCGCCCTGATCATTTAGCTCTGGCCAGAAAATCGCCGTTCCTTTGTCAAGTTGGGCCTGTACAGGTGGCTGATTTTGTTCCCCTCTACGCCAGACCCGAGCCAACAAGGAAGCCGATGACGGATGAGGAATGCGAGGAGTTAATCATGGAAGATTACAGGATGGAAGAGTATTTCAGCGCGGCAGTTGGCCTGATCCGTCGAGTAGAAAAGCACAACGGGATAGGAGGGAGTGATGCAGACACCTAAGATGAAGCATCTTTGCCACAAAGGTAGGCGATACAGAATCAGCGATGATGGAGTGTATCAATGGGGAACAATGGATGATTCCTACATGATGGCCTGGAGAAAAGTAAAAGATGAAAAACTTGCACAGCAAATCAGAGCCATCAATGAATCCCCACGTTGCAGATAAACTCTTCAATGAATTGACCGCAGCAGAAGTCGCTTATCGAATGAAGGGAATCCCTGTATCAGAGTTCCTAAAAAAACGTGCAAATAAGCACTTAGGGGATACCAAAAAGCATCTGCTTCGCGTGGCATCCTTGGGAGAAGGAGCAGAAATATGGATGAATTATTTTATTGATGGGATGCAAGATGAGCAAAAATAAGACCGACATAATGGATAGGTTTAAGACGATCTCAGACTCTATCCGCACCAATCAGATCAAGGCCATGAAAAGCATGATCGAAAGAACGGATAAAAAGATAGATCAGAAGATCAATGAAGCCTGTAAGCGGATCTACGAGAAGGTTCTTGAGGAGATCAAGGGAAAACTAGAACTGATCCACGATATCGACAAGGTTCAGACTGACATTCGCGAACTCAGAAAGATGACAGATGATCTTATCGAGAAGCACACAGTCCTGACTGAGGTTTCCTACATTGCCAGGAACAGACTAGATAAAGAAGGCCAAGCCAGATTGAACGCAGAATTGATACGATCAATGGATTTTCCGTGTGATTGGTTCAAAAAAAGAAACGATATGTCCCTGAACGAATTGTTCAAAATGTATCAAAATGGCGTTGACAAAGGCCAATAGCATGAACAATGGAATTAATAATACTTGGAACAATACTGATTCTGGCGGTCTGGACAGTGGACGCATAGCCTATAAACAGGTTGGCACTATCCAGTTGCTGAGAGGAAACAAATTCATAATCTCTCTGGATGAACACAAACTTCCAGAAGGAACTAGAGCCTTATACGTCAGGGAAAATAATGAACTACCGTTATGCGATTGATGAGACTCATCCCCACCTAGGAGGCAATCTCAAGGAAGGCGATTTCAATACGCATTCACCGAATGTCTGGGATTACCTGATTGATCGATTTGCCATTAAGAGCGTAATGGATCTTGGATCAGGTATGGGATACGCCAGTCATTATTTCGACAAAAAGGGATGTCAGGTGATTGCCGTCGATGGACTATGGGAGAATGTGCGTAATGCCGTTTATCCTACGATCCTGCATGACATCACAAAGAGTCCGATTGTGGCTAATGTGGATCTGGTTCACTGTCAGGAAGTCGCAGAGCATATTGACCCACAATACGTTCTCTATCTAATTAAGTCTCTAGCTTGCGGGAAGTTCATGCTTTTCACTCATGCTCTACCAGGGCAGCATGGATATCACCATGTGAACTTACAGGAACCGGACTACTGGCTGAATCTATTCTCGGAACATGGGATTGCCATGCTTCCAGAGGATACAGCCAGAGTCAGGGTGATTGCAGATGCTGAAGGGGCTATCTATGTGGCTCAAACGGGAATGGTTCTAGTTAATCAGAACCGCGTAATCTGATAGCCCCTCCTAGAGCCGTCAGAATCGCCGCAATACCACCACCTATCTCAAGGGCAGGGAGAGCCAGAAAACCTGCCCCTATGACCGCTACAGTGCCTAGAACGGCTAATATCCGCACTTCATCAGCCGTTTCATTGTCTGATTTAGTAAATACTTCTTGGATTCTCATGGATTGGGCCACACTGCATCAATAGGTGTTTTTGAATACCATCCCTGATCTTTAAGGCTTATGATCTGACGGAATATCTTATCCATCTGTGCGCCTACCGTATCTAGGCCATACCGCCCCCTCGCAACAGAAGCAATCTGTCTTCTATTGAGAGCGTTAATCTTTCTGGTTGCCTCAATCCAGTCCCCTAGAGTGTGACACCGATAACCAGTAAGATTGTGAATAACGGTTTCATTGAAGCATCCAAAGTCGGAAGCGATTAGTGGAGTACCGCATAATTGACCCTCAACGCCAGCGCCTCCGAAAGGCTCTGTATAGCGTGTGGGCATCAGCATAGCCGCCGCATTGCGTAGAAGTTCACTACGGGCTTTACCGGTCACGGGAGGCTCTACAGTCAGGTTTACGGCATCGTCAAAGAATCCTTCCATTGCAGGATCAATTTGTCCTACAACACGAATAGGAAGTTCTGTGTGCCTCGCTAGTTCCTTGATGATCGGCATTCCCTTGCATTCAATGACTCGGCCAAAGTAAAGCAGGTATTCACCTTGGTTATAGTTTGGTTCCCAATCATCAAGGTCATATCCCATTGGACATACCCATTGATAATCGTTGCCCCCTGTTTGTTCCTTACCCTGATGCCAGGACATCCACTGATAAGTCTCATAAACACGCAGAGGCATAGCGCACTGGGTATAGCCGATACCAATTTCTACATGATAAGCATTAGGAAACTGAGCCACCAAGTCAGCATGACAAATGCCAAAAGGATGACAAACAATATCGCCGTCTTCAATCCTGTAGGCCAGTTCTTTTTTAAGTTTCTTGGTAAATTCACGATAAAGCGTACAGTCGACTGAAGCCGCTTCGTTAGGTTGTTCTTGCTTGTAGAGGTCTTTGAGTTCCCGAAACCGTTCCTTTTCCAATATGACAACGTGTTCCGTTGCCTGAGATTCTGATCCTTCATTTGAATACTCGATGACTTCATGACCAAAAGGAAGCATCATTTTTCCAAAACGAATGACGCGACCTGTAAAGGCACAGTGTGAAAATTCGGCGGCAGGAATTGTATGAAACAGTCCTAATAGATGCAGTCTTGCCATAAGCCCTCCCTATAGACTTTAGCGACAGTTGAAAACCTCTCTAGTAGAGGTTGAGTTTTGAGCATTGCAGAGTTTAGCGCATCCTTCTGGTGTGCGCTCCCATTTATCCTTTGCCTTACCGTCCTTGTAAGTCTGATATTGCATATTTCTAGGATCATCAATGCCGCCACAAGCAAGCGCACAGATATGGTCTATGACATAACCCTTTCTGCCGTGAGCATAGCCCTGCTCAACTTCAAATTTATGAGCCTGTGCGCGTGATCGACAAGATGATTCTGCGCTGACTGGAAGAAGAAACGCACCAAGCATTAGATATAGAAAAAATTTAGCACTTGATGCGCTCATTGCTTTTTAATTGATTGCAATTTATTAGGCTACAGAAGAACTGTCTTCTGGCTTTTGCGCTTCCAGCTGTGCATTGATTTTAACCAAAAGCGGATAAGCTCCCATCTTCGTAGGCAAATCGCCAAGAACAGCAAGGATGGCATTAGCTTCTTCTACGGAAAGAGTCAGAGTGATGTCACTCACGGTATACCCCTAAGATTATGCTGCGGTTGATGATTCAGAATTGATCCACGGAAGATCGGCAGGCTGGGGCTTTGCTACATACTGAGAAGCAATCTGCTCCGCTACGCGAGCTTCAAAGTCAGCGCCGTTGTTCGGAAGAGCCGCCTTCGTCCAAGCAATGGCCTGCTCTTCAGTGACTTCATTGATCGGAGTGAAATTCGACGGGTCTGCCGGGGGCAGCAGAAGCACATCACCCTGTGCAAAACCACGCTTGTCGTTTTCATCAACGCCAGAAACGTCAAAGCAAGACTGAATTGCTACGTTGTCGAGTCCGTCCTTGTTGATGATTTCAAGGCGGGTGATTTTCCAAGAATAAGAGATTGCCATTTAGATACCTCTGTTGATTAAGCAGCCGTTGTTACGTTCGTCCAAGTGGTCGAACCGTTAGTGTTGATGTACATACGGGTTGAAGTAGAGCTTCCGTCAGTACGGATATAGAGCGATCCCTGCGCCGCCGAAAGAGTTGGAACGCCTGAACCAAAAAACACGCCAAGATTGGCTGTTGAAGACATCAACAAACCAGCACCCGTAGAGCCACCCGCAGGGACTGCCGTACCACCGTTTACCGTAGTTTGACCAGCAAAGTAGTTAGCCGCTGTACCAGCAGCGTAGAAGTTATATCGACCTGTACCACTCGCGATGTTGGAGTAGAAACCGTAGTTCCCAGCTGCACCCGTTAGTGTGGTATCAGCAAGGAATCCATATTGGTTTAATACGGTGCTTCCAGACCCAATAGTGCCTTGTTGCGCTCTGAAATGACTTATAGAATTGGCTGTAAATACGGAGGCGGCCGTTGATAGTGACGTTCTGTATCCAAAAGCGGCCGTCACATCTGACTGAACAGCAGACGCGAGATTTATCCCGAAAGCGTTGGCCCCGCCCGTTAGGTTGGATTGGATTCCTAGGATATACCCCGTTAAAGAAGTCTGACCAATCCCCACAGCCCCAGCAAAATAATTACTTGCCGTACCCGCCGCGTAGAAATTCCAACGATTCGTTCCGCTTGCGATGTTGGAGTAGAAACCGTAATTGTTGGTGGCTCCGGTGAGAGTGGAATCTGTGTAGTAGCCATACTGGTTGGTTACTGCTGACCCAGAGCCGAATGCTCCTTGGATATTGGCGTAATGCGCCAAGCCTGTAAGTGTGAACGATGCCGCTACGGTAGTAGCGCTACTACGGAAATAGTACCCATTTGTAGCATCAGACTGTAATGTTCCTGCACTAATAACCCCCATGGAATTAGCTGAACCAGTCATGTTATTCGCGATACGAATGCTTTGACCCGCTACCGGAACGCTACCAATCCCCACAGCACCAGCGAAATAATTAGGAGCCGCACCGGATGCGTAGACGTTGTAACCGGAGGCGTTGGTGAGGGTTGTCTGCCCGGATGCGGATAAAGTTGTAAATGATGCTGCCGCTGGAGTCGTACCGCCGATAACGCAATTATCAATAGTGACGCCATTCAGTGCGGTCAACTGGTTATATGAAACCCAGGACTGACCATCCCATATCCAGGACTTACCATTGGCTGTATAAATCTGTCCAGTAGTAGGGGAAGTTGGAAAAACTAATGCTGCCATGATAATTCCCTATGAAGTAATGTAAGTGCTAGAACTGACAACAGATACGATATTTCCAACCACCTCAATCCAATGGCCCCCATTGGTATCGGTATAGTAGACAAACATATTTCCTGTAGTGGAGTTTAGCCACAGCGGATAGGTGGATGGACTGGATGGCGGAGCGGTTCCAGTATAGATTTGACCAATTGGACCAGTAGGACCTGTCACGCCTGTAGCTCCGCTAACTCCAGTTACACCTGTCACACCAGTTATGCCTGTGGCTCCGGTGACGCCAGATGGACCTACTTGCGTGTAAAGCACCTGTTGTGCCGTCAGGATTACACTTGGGGTGACTGGTGTTGTCGGCGTGGTTCCTGCCGCAATAGTTGGAATGCTTACTGTTGTGCTTTCAGCTTGCCAATAAAGCTGAATATAGTCAGCCGCATTAAATGTGCCCATCCAATTCAAGGAAAGACATTGCGCTCCATTGATACCGCCATGCGAGTTTGGAATGCTGACCTGTGTATTGCTATCTGCAATATCAGCACCATTCAATCGGAACCAGACATTCACGTTATGAATAGTCGTGTCCGTATTGATGAACTGTAAGCTGAATTCAATGTTGTAAATACCGGCATTAGCAAATTTGACTTGATTTCCAGAAACAATGCTCACGCCATTGCTGTTCGGATCAGTGTTCCCGATGCTTATCGGATATGCCGTTGTCGTACTTGCTATTGTCTGGGTTGTCGTGTCGTAGAACGAACCCCAATAGCCATAAGCGCCGCCCGCTCCTGTAGGACCAGTGACTCCGGTTATGCCGGTTACACCTGTCACACCTAGCGCCCCGGATGGACCAGTAGCACCAGTAACCCCTGTTACACCAGTAACGCCCGCTCCAGTAGGCCCAGTAGGACCCATGACGCCAGTAACGCCAGTTGTTCCCTGTATTCCGGTAGGTC